CTGATAGACTGTGAAGACGACCAACATGTTTGTAAGCGTATATGTAAGGAGGTTTTAGTTTAAAACGAGTACACGTTTAATTTTAACAAACAAATGATTAAATATCAACATCCACCTTAAGTAAATCAAATAGTAAACTCAAACCCTCTTGACATTTTGTTAAGGGGGTTTTATAATATACATGCAACTGTAAACATTATGGCAATCTATAGAACGAATGAAATCAGAATAGATCTCAATGAACTTATAGCTATTAGGTCATCATTTTTGGGTGAGGAACTATCTGAGGAAGATGTAGAAGATCTTGGAGATACTCTTAAGTACAGTCTAACATGGGATACATTGTATGGCATGATAGATAATGCTATACTTGAATATCTTGATAAGGCAGAGAATCATTATGGTGAGATACAACCTGAACCTGGACGTGAGGATATGTTGAATCAGATTGAAAAGAATAAGAAACAGTTTGAGATGGTTGATTTAGTATCACCAGCATGGACAATACAAGTACCAGTCAGGAAAAAGAAATGACATTTTCAAAAGAGATTAAAGAAGGAACTAAGAAGTCACATTCAGCGGCTGAGAATACAGCATTTGTAAAATCATTCTTACGTGGTGTTGTTAGTAAGAACAGTTACAAAGTATTGGTTGCTGATCTATACTTTGTGTATAGAGCAATGGAAGAGGAAGTAAGGAAACTAAATGGACATCCTGTAGTTGGTAAGATTAATCTACCAGAGTTAGAGAGAGTCAATAGTCTTGAGAGAGATTTGAGATATTATTATGGACCTATTTGGAGATCAATAGTAACACCAACTGAAGCATGTCAGAGATATGTTAATAGAATACGTGAGGTTGCTAAGGATGAACCTGAGCTATTGGTAGGACACCATTATACCAGATATTTGGGTGATCTATCAGGTGGACAGATACTTAAGAATATTGCAGAGAAAGCAATGAACTTAAAGGGTGAAGGATTATATTTCTATGAATTTGATCAGATAGATAATGCCAAGGAGTACAAGACTAAGTATCGTACCATACTTGATGAACTGCCATTGACAGAATCACAACAAAATGCAATAATTGTTGAGGCAAACTGGGCATTTAGATTGAACATGCACATGTTTGATCAACTACAAGGTAATGGATTTTGGTCATTCATTAAAATGATTATAGGATTTATTATTTCACTTACTAATAACTGGAGAAAAGGAGCATGACTAAGAGAAATGAAAAGGAAATACTGGCAGCATTTGATCACATGGCGATTAATGAATTAAAAGGCACAGTAGAAAAATTTACAACCTATGATAGTATGGGTAGACAATCTAGGAAGATTGTGGTAGAGTATGGTGTAACCATTGAGAAAAGAAATGTCAGTTAAGACACATAAGATAGAAAAGAAGAATCCACAACACAATCAAGAGTGGAGTTGGGAAGAAACACCCGAACTTTTATCTGCATTAGCTGAATTAGAGAAATCATCAAAGGTGGTAGATGAACTTACTAAACGATAATCTCTATGATGAGATTAGACTGATTAGAGAGCAGTTGCTCAATAGAATTGAAATACTTGAAGATGAGGTTGAGTATTTGACGCAAGAAAACATGTATTACTCTAAGCAATTATACCAGTTGGAAACTGATATAGATAGTTTACTTGCAAGAATATCTAAAAATCAACACACATATGAAAGATTGGAGTATCAAGAAAGCAGCAAAGAAGTTAATAAAGAGAGCAAAGAAACATCCTGAGTGGTACACCGAACAGGAAGTATATTATGCAAAACAAGTTAGAAAACAAATCAAACATGATGAGCGACAGCTTAAAAGTGAATCAGAATGAAGATGGTTCCTTTACACTTGAATGGGATAAACAAGATCCTAATTGGAAATTTCTAAATGACTTGACAACTAAAGAGATACAAGTTATTATAGAACAAGCTATGAAGTATGACCATGACTCAAGAACCTGATCCAAAGAGTTATTCTCTTGAAAACCTAGAGATGTGGGTCACTGATGCAATAGAGTCTGATTGTGATTCTGATGAGATATATAATGTTCTTTTAGAAGTTGTTAAACAGAACATGAGATATCATAAAGCATGTTTTAGTACAAGTGTTAAATTGTATTCAAAGCTAAGAGGGAATCCACATGGATTGGATGTAATTGACAATACTGATGTTAATTTGGATAAAGAATACACTGAGAAGGAATATTGGAATGGTGAAGTTCCTGAGAGAGAGTTTGATAGGTACTTAAAGAAGTATGGATATGAATATACTCCAACAGGTGAAGATAAGGCTAAGTTTAAGTTGGATTCACCACATTTACATCCTAATGATGAAGGAATAGCACCACCATACACATTAGATTCATATAATGCTATGGAACAAGATCCAGATACAGCACATAAAACTCATCAAGAAATGATTGATGCTGGATATGAAATGACTGCTGATGGTTTTTGGGTTCCAAGGGATAAAGATGAATAAATGTGTAGGTAGTCTAAAGACAATATAAAATTTATAGATAAGTCATATAACTAATGTTATAATACCAACACATACATCAGGGACTATGGTTAATTTAGACGAAAAATACCATTCTTATCTTAAAGGTGAGAAAAAGCTCCGCATTGATGGAGTGGAGGAAAAGGTAGTTGGGTATGGATATACTGACGATGGAAGTTCAATTGATGGGTACTACTTGACAACTGAGAATTATCAATTAAAATATAATCTCGAAGGTATATTTCTTAGAATGAACGCAATTCGGGAGACTGTAGGCGTTGATTAGAAATATATAATAATGAGGTTACTCAATTCTAAAGTAGGATGGATTATGTCTGAAATCAAGCACGATTTAGACCATGAAGTTTATCTTGATCCAAAGGATCATAAAGAGCATATTAATCATGGCATGTTGGAATACAGTGAAGCAGATCTGAAAGATGTTCATGCGAATTATGACAAATATCACGAGGGTGATGAAGTAGATAGAAATGATGGTGCTATTAATGACTATCACACTAGACACACAGATAAAAACTTAGAAATTTACTGTGATAATCATCCTGACGCATTTGAGTGCAGAGTGTACGACGAATAGGACAGTTTAAAAAGCTTCACATACCTCTTGCATTTTTATGTGAGAGGTATTATAATGCTTATAGAAATCATTTAATCCTCAATGCGTAATTACAGCATACAGGACTTGATTCTTGAAGCATATCAAGAAAAAGTCCAAGACAAGAATATCAGAGACATCGGCAAGTTTCTTCAGTTTGTTGCTGAAGGATATGCTAGACGTTGGTTGAAAGAAGAGTGTGGAATCAATAGTGAAGGTGCAGAGAATGATGCCAATGGTAATGAATCCACATGGGATATATTAACTGAATCATCAGTAAGAGATCAAGTTAAGTATCGTGGTGGTAAACAGAAATCAGGTAGACCAAAGCTATTCTTAGAGACAACACGTAGGAATAGTCAAAAGAACGCAGGTGCTAAGAGTGCATCAGGTCATGTTGCCTATGGTTCAGATGAATTTGATGCAGCATTATTTGTAGTACCTAATGGAGACTTTGACTTTATGAATACAGATGGATTTGAAGTCATTGCTATTCCAATTAGTGAGTTAGTTAATCCAAATCATCCTGATATATTGTTAAAGAATGTTCCTGCTGCTATAATGGACAAATATAGAGGTAAAGCTAAGGAAACAGTACTTGCTCTTGAAAATGCTAAACGAGTATAGAATAGGTGACAGTAAAGAACTACTTAAACAAGTAGATTCTAATTCGGTGGATCTCATTTATATTGATCCACCTTATTGTACTGGAAGAGACTTTTATCATTTCAATGATAGATTTGAATCTAGTAGTGACTACAGAGAATTATTAATAAGACCATTACTCACTGAATGTCATAGAATACTCAGTGATGTTGGTAATATTGTAGTTCATGTTGAACCAAAAGTATCTCACCACATTAGAATTGTACTAGATGATATATTTGGTGAGAATAGATTTAAGAACGAGATAGTATGGATCTCAGGTGGTAATCACAAGTCTAAGAAACAGTTACAACGTCACCATGATAGTATAATTGTTTATCAGAAAGGTAAAGAATCAATTTATAATCCTGAACATAAGGATTATGATCCTGAGACTGTTAAGAAAGCTAAGACTTGTCCATATCGTAATAAGAAATACCAGACAAGTGCATTGGTTAATAGACAACCAAATGTAGTATCAAGACCTAACCTAAGATATGAATGGAAGGGTAATAATCTTCAATGGCATGTATCAAAAGAAAGAATGATAATGTTAGATAAAGATAATAGACTTGAATATTCATCAAAGACAGGTATTCCAAGAGTCAAGAAGTATTTTGATGAAATGGATGGTATTCCTGTTAAAGATGTATGGTCTGATGTTAAACAAATACAAGCAATAGAGAAATTAGATTATGCTACGCAAAAGCCTGTGGCATTATTAAATAGAATTGTTGAAATGTTTAGTAATGAAGGATCAACAGTATTAGATCCATGTGCAGGTAGTGGCACAACAGGTAGGAGTGCCAAACTGACAGGTAGAAATTACATTCTATTTGATCTCAATGATGATGGTAGAGCATTATTCAACAAATCGCTAGTGGGTCTTGTGCCACTTGAGGAAGAGTCACAAGTAGAGTGGAATCCCTTGATGGATGCACTATAATAAGCACATGGGAAACAAAATCGGTTTCTTTCTAGTCTGACA